GTGGAGAGCCGCCCGCATTTCCAGCGGAGAGTTAGCCATCGACGCCGAGAGAAGCATTATCTTGGCGTGGGGAAGTTCGTCTACCGCGTCCCGCACCATTTTGGCGTTCTTGCTGTCTGGTGCTTTTGCTTTCTGAGCTTCGTCGAATACGACGAAACCCACTTCTTTGTTCCAGCAAAAGCGGTCCCGTTCCCAGCGGCCCCATTCCGTGTTGCCAGCCCGGAGTTTTTCCCAGTTGATAACGTGAGCCCCGGGGATATTTGCTTCCTTCAGTTCCCTTTTCCATTGGGGGATTATGGCCTTGGGGCAGACTACCAAGATGGTTCCGGTGGCGGCGGCTTTGGCGCAGGCAATCGCGCAAACTGTTTTACCGACCCCCGTTTCGGACGTGTCGAGGACCGTTTGATTGGTGGATAAACCTGCTAGAAGTCGGGCTACGTGTTTTTCTTGGGGTGGGTAAAGGGTTTTCAAATGTAAAGAAAAGGGCGGTTTTGTTTAATTAAAGGGCTCACATGTAAAAGAATCCTTCATTTTTGAACACGGGATTTGTTTTCCGCAGGTAAAGGAAGTCCATCTGCCACAGGCAGCCGTCCCCGCGCCAAAGAGCATCAACCAGAGTGGCTAAACGGTATCCCTTTGATTCGATGAAGGCGTTGATCTCCCCAAATCTCGGGCTGGTTTCCGTCAGGTGGAAGTTATACACTTCGATCTGAATTGCCGATATTTGGTTGAATAGCTGGCCCAGCGGTTTGAGAATTTCCCGTTCGACTCCGTGGGTGTCGAGCTTGAGAAAAATGTCTTTAGCCTCTCCCGCCAACTCCACTAGGCTGACTGCGGGCTTGTATTCCGCTGCGTTGTCGTAAGACCCGCTGCGAAAGGGGTCGTCAGTTTTGCAGAAAGGAACCTCGGCAATTCCCGGAGCGTGCAGGCATTTATGGACCCAGTGAACGCCCGCCCCTTCCCACTTGTTGGGGTATTCCAGCGGGTCCACCAAGATGTATTCGGCTGTTTGGAAGTGCGGCCAAAGCTCTTTGCTCCAGCGGCCATCGCTGGCTCCCCCGTCGATGATAACCCGGGGGTTTACTCTCTGTAAAAGTTTAAGCGTGGCTTCGTTCATGGTGTGGTTGTCGCAGTCCCCAGTCCAAAATTAACAGGGCGTCCGCTGTGGCCAGCGTGACTTTTTGGTTGGGGAACCGACGCTCGGCTTCTTCCTTGAGCTTGCGCTTCCATTCAGCCTTGGTGGTGCAGGACTTTGATCCCCCTAAGCCAAACCCCGCCTGCCACTTGGCTGGTCGGACCAATTCGATCCGCCAGCCCAAGGACATGAGAATCCCGCGAATAAATCCGGCATTGAAGCCGAATTTGAACATTGCGCTTCCGGGTTGTTTCACCCCAACAAACCCCCCGACTTCTTCAACGTAAGCTGTTTTGTTGTGTGGGAAAGGGTGACACCCGATGCTTCGGAGGAGGTTGACAATTTCCCCCGCCGTTTCCGGCATTTTTGCACTGTGATAGTCCCCGCCTTTGTCTCTCCATGCGAAGCCCCCCGAGAGGCCGGGGTCGATGGCGAGAGTGATTGAGTTTGGTCGGTTATCCACTTGAGGTAGGCTCGGTGAGGAATTCTTACGGTGTGTCCGCACCGAGTTCTTGGTAGCCCCTTGGTGCGAATCCAACAATCTATAGTGCGTTGCTTTACACCCATGATGTCGGCGGCTTCCTTTCTTGTCAAGTAAGGGCGGCTCAAGACGGAATCGACCAGGGAAAGCAGGGGGGTCTTTAGGCGTTCTGACATCTGAACCAGATCGTCTAGTTCGCCGGGGTGGGCTTCGAGGACTTTATTTAGGAGATTTAGCGCGGCGTTTTTTGGCTGTTTCATAGATTTCGGCTTGTATTTTGTTGCTGGATGGGGAAGATCGAGAACCACGCAATGGCGTCGTTTCGGGAAACCAATTTCGCGTAAACGGTCTCCAACATTCGTAGGCTGTGTCCCGCTGTCTTGGATGTCCGGGGCGGGTCCCGGTGAAATTCTAAATGGTAGCTGGCGAAGCTGTGTCTCAGAGCGTTCGGTTTCCAGGAAACTCCGGCAGCTTCGGCCAATGCGTCGAGTTTTTTGTAAAGTTGGTTTGGGGATAGATAGGACACCGGACCGCTTGTTTCCCTCAAAGCCTCCAACCAAGCCGCCGCGTTCCCGGGAATCTCGGCTACTCTGCGGCGGGCTGTCTTGGTTATCGCCGCCCCCAAGATGATGTGGTCTTCGCGGACGTTTTCCCATCTTAGGCGGGCGATCTCCGCAGACCGCAGACCACACAGTCCACCGAACACTAAAAAGGCCCGGATTTTTTTGTTGTCGCAATGTTTTAAGAGGCGGGCAAATTCTTCGGAGGTAAACACTTCGGGCTCGGTTGGGCGCACGGATGGTTTGTCGCTAAGTTCGGCGGCAGTCAAGCGGTCAGTAGGCAGAAATCCGCGTCTTTGAGCAAATCGGAAAAAGGAGATCAGGGTGATGCGATAATTGAGCCGGGTTTTCAGGGCCGCGAATTGTTGGAGAAAAGGGTTAATATCTTCAACACTAATTTGAGAAATTTTCTTGGGGCAGGCTAGGCAAAACTTGTTGAGATGCGCCCGTAGGCTTTGCAGATGGCGTTGGCTTCGCCCCGCGTTTTTTGCGGCGGACAGAAACTCGTCTCGGATTTCCGAAACCGTTGGGGCGTTGAAGGTTTCCTTCAAATCGGGATGGTGCTTTTTGTAAAACTCCAACAGTTCGTTTAGCGGGATGGAAGCCACTTCGCTGGGTTGGCCTAAAACTGAGGGAGTTGCCCGACCTACGGTGGCCACAGATTCCGCGACGGCTTCCGTCATGCGGATAGCTTTGGCGGGTTCTGTCGCCGTTTTTCGACAACGCTGGGCTCCTTCATACCAAGACAGCGTCCAGTAGGGGTTGCCCGATCTTTCAGCGCAGTAAAGGCCGATTTTTTGGCGACCCACTCGCAAGGTGATGCTTTCGCGGGCATTGACAGCTTGGGTGATTTTTTCGAGTATTGTGCTCACGATACGTCTGACAGATTGCTGACAGAGGCGTTCAAAAAAATGTTACAATACTACACAATATAGCCTAATATAACTCACCTCCGTGCTTGATTCTCAACGAGTTACGTAGGGCTCTTCTTTTGGATGGGGGTTTTGGAGGGCGGGTTCGAGCCCCGTAGACTCCGCTTCTATCTAAGAGGCTCCGAGAGGCTTGCTGACAAATGCTGACAAAATGGGCTGAAATTTTCTAGTGCGTTGCGTGGGGAATGTGTTATAGGGTGTGAAATATGCCGACCAAAAAAAGCCGAACTTTGAAGGGGGGCAACGGGGGGAACCCCGTAGGCTCCGTAACGCAATCTGTGGCCACCCAGGTAGTTCCGGGGACTATCAAGTATGGTCGTGATTGGGGGCAGATGTCCGATTTGGAGATTGAACTTTATTGTTTCCGGGAGGGATTGTCCGTCGATGATGGGTTTCCCGGAAAGGCCGAGAACTTTTGGAACATTGTTTCGGTTCTTTGGCCTGACGATGGGGTTTGCCGCAAGCCGTTCTTGCGCCAACCGTGGGCCGAGCGCATGACGCAGGCGGCGTCCGATCACCAAATGCTGTCCATATCGGGGTGTTCGGGGTCGGGCAAGACTGATTGGGCAGCGGTATGGGGGATTGTTAATTGGTTGTGTGATCCGTTGGGAACCAAGGTCATGGTGACTTCCACTTCTCTGAAGGCTTCTCGCCGCCGCATTTGGGGTTCCATTGAGGACTATTGGCTGGCTTTGCCGGACTCGATTCGTCTGTTGGGGAAGTTGGTGACAAGCTTTGGGTTGATCCGGGTTTCGGAGACGACGGGTTTCCGAGCGTCTGAGCGTTGCGGAATGGAGCTAATCCCGGGGGAGCAAAGCAAGGAGAAGGAAGCGACCGGGAAGATTATCGGGATTCACAACAAGCGTGTTCTGTTGATTTGCGACGAGTTGCCCGAGTTGTCCCCGGCTCTGATGCAGGCGGCTATTTCCAACCTGACGAACAACCCGTGGTGTCAGGCTATCGGGCTGGGCAACCCGGCCTCTTACTTTGATGCGCACGGGTTGTTCTCGCAACCGAAGGATGGTTGGAAGTCTATCAACGAAAACACGATGGAGTGGGAGACGGTGTATGGTTTTGCCATCCGGTTCGACGCGACTCAATCTCCGAACATTTTGGCCGGGGAAGTTCTCTTCCCGTTTTTGCCGACGTTGGAGCGTTTGGAGGACGCGAAAAACCGGATGGGGGAAAACTCGTTTGGGTTTTATCGGCAGTGGAGAGGGTTCTTTCCTCCGGAGGGTTCCGAGCAGACAGTGTTTTCGGATACGGATATTGTTTACTTTGAGGCGGATAAGTCGGATGTGCGGTGGGGGGTTCCCCCGATTCCGGTCAGCGGGCTCGACCCAGGCTTCACCAACGACGGGGATCGCTCCGTGGCTTACTTTGCGTTGTTTGGGCAAGATGTGGAAGGGGTTCCGGTGTTGCTTTTTACCGACTATTTAGTTGTTAAGGATGATGCTTCAGACAAAACGACGCCCCGGAATTTTCAGATTGTTCAGGCTTGGAAGCAGGAGTGCCTTCGGCGGGGAGTTACCCCACGCAATGCCGGGGTGGACGTTTCGGGTTCCCCGGCGTTTGGCGACATCGTGGCCCGTGTTTGGAGCAAGGACGTTCATCGGGTCCAGTTTGGCGGCAAGTCAACCATGTGGACCGTGGGAGAAGACAGGGTGGCCGCGCAGGAACGCTACGCCAACCGGGCGACCGAGCTTTACTTTGAGGCCCGCAATTACATGGAGAAGCGGCAGATTCGTGGGGTGGGTCCGGACTTGGCCCGAGAACTTACGGCGAGGCGTTACCTTGTCGGGGGCGGTATCAGCAAGCAGTCTTCGGTGGCGATTGAACCCAAGCGAAAACTCAAAGGCCGGACGGGGGTATCGCCGGACATTGCGGATGCGGCGATTGTGACGTTTGATTTGGTCCGGACTCGGCACAAGTTCAAGTTGGCCAAGCGAATGGGCATCATCAAGGCTGTGAAGAACCTGCTCTTCAACAAGCGGCATTGGAAAGAGGAAGCGTTGACCTTGTTGACGGAGGAAGAATGGCGAGCGGAAAAACGAAGGGGGCGTTCTCCGCGTTCTTTGTGGGCCGAGTATTCCAGTCGTCCGGCGTATCGCGGGGGGTTATCTAGGGGGTTGGCTTTGGTCCGTTAAAAAAACCCTTGCGTTTAGGTGTGTGGCGTTGTATTTCACCCGCAATGTTGCTCTACGTTCCCGTTACCCGCTCCGATTTCCACTTGGCGGCTCCCTTGTTCCGCTGGATGAAGACTCTCGGGGGTCTGGGCCAACATCCGATGGTGGTTGCGTTTGCCCAGTCAGGAATCCCTGACGTGGAGGCCGAGGCGATTCGTAAAGCTTTGTCGTCTTTGGGCGGCTCTACTTTTGTCATCGAACAGGGCAACCACCCTGAGTATGGCTGGCCCCGGTCGGCTAACTTTATTTTTCAGGAAGCTGCGTTCTACGCCGCGCAGAATCAGGCGCATGGGCAGAGCTGTTGGTATTTTTACGAGTTGGACAATGTCCCGCTCAAACCTGGCTGGATAGACGCATTGCAAGCCGAGTATGAGTATCGGGAGCGTCCGTGTATGGGAGTGGTCAACAACACGGTTCGGAAAGGCAATCGGGTCACGGGCAAACATCTTGTTGGGACGGCTATTTATTCGCCGGACATTTTTCATAGGGCTTCCATTTGCAAGCACTTGCATTTGCTGGGAGACCCTTTTGACGTGGCGTTGGAAGTTCAGATTGTTCCCCTGACGTGGGACACTAAACTGATCCAGCATAATTGGTCCACGGCCAAGTATCGCTTGGAGAAGGACCAAGCGTTTTGCGAGAACGCCAAGGATCGTCCGGCCAGTAAGGACTACGCCCGCCCGGTGACTCTTGGAGAGCGCGGGCCTTTGGTCGTCCACGGGGTCAAGGATACTTCGCTGATCCGTCTGTTGGAAAAACGCTTTGAAGGAAAGTAAACCGCCGTGCCCGCTCCCACTACCGACGCTCATTTGCAGCTAGAGCCTTTCCCGGAGACGGGCAAACCCAAGCCCCGGGTCAAGGATATGAAATCCTTGCACGCGGTTTACGTAAAGTTCCGACAAGATGACGACAAGGCAGCCTATAATCGTATGCTGGTTCGTGACGCGGCAGACGGCGCACCCCCCTACCCGGACGTTTCCTTGGAGCAGGAAGGTCGATTTAATCTCAACTTCCATGATTTATCGGCGTTAATGGATGAGAGAAACAGCGTTTATACTGATCTCATTGAATCGGTCCCCAATTTGGCCCGGTTCCATTTTGCCGAGGGGTTTCAGGAGGACGCCGAGACCGACCGCAAGCAGCAAGTCATTGCCGAAGAATTCACCCAGTTGAACCGTTCGGACTGGCCTGAGTTTTATTCCAACTGGGATTTGCTGATCAACGAAATGGCGCAGCACGGGGTGGCGTTGGTATATGCTCCAGACGAGACGACTTGGAAGTGGGAGTCGGCGGGGCTGGATGATTTTCTTTTGCCGCGCAGGGCCAAGGCCCGGGAATCTGCGGTGGACCTGCTGTTTATCAAGGGCTCGTTTTCGGTCGATGTGCTTTACCGAATGATCGCGGACGAGGCGGTAGCCAAGGGAGCCGGGTGGGATGTGCGGGCGGTGCGGCGGGCCATGGTCAAGGCGACCAAAGGGATTGGGGCTGCCCAAAATCTGAACGAATACTGGGTGCAGGTTCAGGACGATCTGGCCAACAACGATTTGTCGGGGAGTTACTACAAGGCGACGGAAGTATCGGTGGTCCACGCCTTGGTTCGGGAGTATGGAAGCGGGGCATATAGCCACTATATTTTCCCGGAGGACGGGGATGGTGACGCTTTTCTTTTCCAGCGGAGTGAGCGATATGCTTCCGACAAAGATTGCTTCACGATTTTCACGGCGCGGATTGGCCGAAATGGGAAGTATCACTCCATTCGGGGAGACCTGTATCGGGCGTATCCCGAGGCCCAAGCGTTGAATCGGCTTCGTTGTGCGGCTCTGGACAGCACGGCTCACAGTATGTCAGTCATGCTCCAGCCCAATGATGCCGAGAGCATGGAGGACATGGCCCTTTTGCTCAACGGTCCTGTTACGGTCCTGCCTCCTGAAGCGACCATGATTACGCAGCGGGTCCAGCCGAATCTACAGCAGAACGCCTTGCCGATGATCCAAGACATGACGGCAACCATGCGGGAGAATTTGGGTATGACCCGGCCCGCCAACGTTGATTTTGCCAATACAATGTATGGACAACAGGTGCAGTCGTTGGCTCTTGGAGCGTTGACTGGGTCTCAGGTGTCTCGCTTTTATCGTTCGTTGAAACGGGTGTTCGAGATGCAGGTCCAGCGGATCAAAGCGATTGGCCCGGACAACGCCCGTTTCCCGGAGATTGCCCGGTTCTTCGCCCGACTGACGGCGCGGGGCGTTGCTCCCGAGGAGTTCATGGCAGTGGAACGGGTGGAGCCTTACCGCGCAGCGGGCAATGGGTCGGTGGGGCATCGGCTGGCGGCGTTTACCCAAGGTTTGAATCTCTTGGGATCGCTGGACGAAGTGGGTCGGCAACGCTTTTTGCTCGGCTATTTCAGTGAGCTTTTTGGGCGAGATTTGGCTTTGCAATTTGTCGGGTCTCCGCAGGGCACTCGTTATGTGGTGGATCGCCGGATTGCCGAGTTGGAGAACGCTACTCTGCGGACGGACCCCGCGCTTCAACCACAGCCGGGGGAAAACAATTTCGTCCACGCGCAAGTTCATCTGGGTAAAGCCGCCGAGCTTTTGGCCGGGGTGGAAGAAGCTTTGAACGCCGGGCAGGAGATCGACCCAAGCCCGATCTTTGAGCAGATCAACTACACGGGTTCTTTACTGGCTCACGCCGAACCTCATATCGTTGCCATGGCCGAAGACCCGACCCGAGCGGTTGAGTTTGGTCAGTTGCGGCAGGCGTTTCAACAAATCGTCGGACGTTTGCAGGGGATGGTTCGTATGGCTGAACGGTTGGCCCCGAGTGAGGCCGAGCAACAGGAGCAGATGACTCGTTTGCAAATGAAGATTCAGGAGCACCAGTTGAAACTTCAAATGACGCAAGAAGCGCATCAACAAAAGATGGCTTTGCGTCAAGCCGAAGTGCAACAACGCCTTCAACTGCGACAGGCTCAGACCCAGATTAAAGTGGCTGGCCAGCTCACGCAACAGGCGGCCAAGCTCCGTTCCTAACAAAATTCTTTATGGCCAACCCAGACATCGACTCTGTCAATCCTCCCGTAACCAAACGACCCCGCGAGCCGCGTAAAGTGAAGTTACCACCCCCGCAAGAACGGCAGCTTGAAACTGCCCTGGCCTTAGAAGCATGGGCCAACGATGACATCCGCCGAGCGGAATTGGTCACTCTGTTAAGCAACCCCATTTTGCGGGAGGCTTTAACGACGTTGCGAGCGGCTTATGAATCGGAGATTCCCCCGTTTGTCGCAGGGAAGTCCGGCACGGTGATTCCCAACGCCGCTGATTTGAATAATCTTTTGGCCCTGCGGGCCTCGCATCGGGCTGGGTATTTCGGGGCGTTCAACGCTCTGGAAAACCTGACCCGCGAAAAAGTGCTTCGTCGTTCCAACATGAACCCGTGGGGCGACCTCCAACCTGATTAACCTACCAACCAACCTATCCTATGGCAACTGCAACTACTGAAACCGCCCCGGCAACCCCGTCCCCTGAATCTGCGGCCCCTGCTCCAGCATCGGCCCCGACCCCACCCCCTTCGGCAGAGCCCTCCGGGGACTTCATTTCGGAGGCTTTGAAACAGTTGGCTCCGCTTCAAGGAGGAGCCCCCGCTTCCGAAGCCGCTCCTGCGGAGCCCAAACCGGAAAGTTCTGCCGAGCCCCCGAAGGCCGAATCTCCTGCGGCTGAGAAGCCCGGAGCAACGGAGGACGACGAGGGGCGTAAGGCCGAGGAAGACATTAAGCGCGAGACGGCCCAAATGCCCGCGCCGCAGAAGGCCGCGTTCACCAAGCTTCGCTATGAACTGCGGGACAAGAACCGACAGTTGAAGGCGGCTCTTGAAGCCCAGAAACAACAGGGAGGGGAAAAAACTGCCGACCCGGAGATCAACGCGGAAATTGAACGGCTGCGGGCAGAGAACGAAGCCAACAAGCAACGATTGTCCCAGTTCGACAGCGAATTTTTTGCTGCGCGGGTCGAGCTGACCGACGAGTTCAAGGCACAAGTTTCCCAGCCCCGCGCCGAGGTAGCCAAGTCGATTGGCGAAATTTCCGAAAGATACTCGGGTGTTTCTCCGGAGTCGGTGGTGCGAGCCGTGCAGTCCGGTAGCCCCGAGGAGGTCGCCCGGGTGACGGCGGACATGGCTGAGTTTGACCGCTACAAGTTTTACCAGTTGGTGGACGCCTACCAAAAGATCAATCAAACCGAGCAAAGCCTTCGCGCAAACGCGAAGGAAACCCTGGAGCGCATTGAAACCGAGCGACGGTCGAAGGCGGAAGCCCAGACCGCTAAAGAGCGTGAGGAGTGGAAGGCTTCTTTGGATAGCACTTGGGAAAAGCTGGTCGAGGACTTCCCGGTTTTGGCTCCCATTGACGGGGCTGACGATTGGAACCAGCAAGTAGAGAAAGTCAAAGCCTTTGCTTCCCCGGATCGTTTTAGCAAGTTGACCACCAGCGAGAAGGCGCAGTCGTTGTATCGGGCGGCGGCCTTTCCTGTGCTGGTCTCCGAGCTGGATAACGCCCGGGCCAGCCTCAAGGAATTACAGACTAAGCTCTCCAAGTATGAAGGGGCCAGTCCCTCGGTGGAAACTACAGGCTCCGCTCCGACGACGGAGAGTGGAGGAGGCGTCCCGAACGATGTCGATATTTCCACGGCTCTGGCTATGATGTTGAAAAAACAGGGCATTGCCTAAAATTTAGGTTGACGGGTGTAGTGCTTTGGCCTACACGTTGACTTAAATCAAGCGAACTGGGGCTGCATACTCCAGTGAGGGTGCGTGAATCCTCCCCCGAAATCACTGCTGACAAAGTAACGGTCCCGACTTTTCCCGAGTGGGAAAGTGACCAGCCCGAAGCGGCAGCCAACGACGCTGTTTTGCAAACCGGGAGTCAGCAGAGCCGGGGCTGTTGAAAGCAAATTTCAACTTTTTTCAAGCACTATGGCAGCTCCAGCAATCGACCAAATCATGGTCAATCTCGAAGGAATGATTTCCGGAGAGATTTACAAAAAGGGTCTCCACACCTCGGCGTGGCTCGACCTCCCCAAACAAGAAGCATGGCCCGAAGGGCAAGGCTTCTCCATCAAAACGCTCACTTGGGACCGCACGCTCCCCAGCAACCCGCTTATTTGGCAGGATGTTCAGGCCAGCGACGGCGAAAACGGCGGGACTTGTATCCCCCCGGTTCAGCGTTTGGCGTTCACTCAAACTTTGCGCGAGTATAACCTCCAGCACACCAGCCTGGAAAGTCCCGACATCTGCGTCCTCGACCTGATGAACAGCTTCAAGGCTCAGGAGCAAATGGCGGCTCTCGTCCAGCGTTTGTCCGAAGTGACGAACCACGCATGGATTCGTCGGAACCGTGAAGAATACACCCGCGTTGCTGGGCACAAGTATATCGCCACTCTTGGCGGGCTTGTGGACTGCGGCGACACCTGGGACCCGATTGCCCCGACGAGCGTTGTCAGCGGCTCCATGCTGCTCCAACTTTCGGCCCGGGCGATTCGCTACACGGGCGGACGCGGCGGACATGGAATGGTCGGGGGCGCACCCACCTTCACAGCTATCGGCGGCATGGAACTTCTGGAGCGCATCCAGTCGGAATCCAAGTATCGCCAAGACTTGCGTGAATCCACCCGGGTTCCCGAGCTTTTGGCTCCGCTTGGTGTGGACAAAATGTTCCGTAACCTCTGGCTCATCAACGATATTTACCCTCCCCGCTTCAACCTCGTTGGACCGAACTGGGTCGAAGTCGAACCGTTGATCTGGAGTGGCGGCAAGCTGATTGAAAACCCGGCCTATGAAACCGCGCAAGCTGAAGATTTGATTATCTACAACAGCGACGTGCTGCGCTCGATCATCTTCCCGACGCAGAAGAACTACGGCAAAGCCCAGTTCAACCCCGGTAACTACCGTGGCGAGTGGACCTGGCTGAACATCCAACACCGCACCGAGAACCCAGACCGTAACTACGGGTTTTTCCGTGGCGTGTTCGGGACCGGGACCAAGCCCGTCTTCCCTGAATTCGGCATGGTTGTTCGAGGGCTGCGTTGCGGCTTCGCTTCGGATGCTTCGGCTTGCAACGAGTCCTAAGCTATCTTTGTAGGTAGGCTAATTCCCTCCCCATCGACAACCTTCACAGGCGGTTGGTGGGGAGACTTTAGCAGACATGCAAAGAAGCTAAGTTAGGAAAACCAACTCCGTCATAATATGAGTAAGATTTACGCTGATTCAATCCGTCTCCGACCGATCAAAACCCCCGTGGCTCTAAGACCGCTGGGAGAAAAAACCATCTTCTTGGACCGGGAGGATGGGAAAACTAAGATTGGGGACGCAGACGGGTCCGCCAAAGAGGTTGTTTTAGTCGGGGTTGGGGTGGACAGCGTTTCCCTTCGCTCCCCCGATTCCTCAGTCTGGACTATAACGATTAATAACGACGGTCAACTCATCGCCACCAAACCTTAATTTTGAACCCATGAAACAACTCTTCTCTATCTTCGCAATTTTGGCTCTGGCCGCTTACGCACAGGCGCAGACTACCCGGCAGACCGTCACGACTAACGGCAACGGCACGCTCGTTGCTCCGACTAATTTTTGGGCTGCGAACTCCATTGCCCTCGCCAACGCCCTCGCTGCAAATCCCAATGTCCGCGTGGTCCGGCGAGTCGAGAGTGAGGATGTGCTGAATGGGGGTATCGTATTTTATAGCGGGCCGGATGGTCAGCTCAATTTAGGTTCCAGCAGCCATACGGGCACCATCATCAATGCTGGGCCGGGGTTAATTGAAATTTTCGATACGGATCTTGATTCTCAGGATATTGTGCTTCCCGGCGCGACCGTTTCATATTCGTGGGCAAGTGATGATGAAGATTACATTTCCCCTGACCGCTGGACCCCCGCCCGGTTGCCCATTTCCAACGGCCTCATCGTCCGCACCAGCCCCATCGAGACCGCCGCCCGCACCATCACCGGCACCGCTGGCCAGATCACCGTGACCAACGGCAACGGCACCGCTGGCAACCCCACGATCTCCCTGCCGAGCACCATCACGGGCAACCGCACGTTTGCGGACAACCTCACCGTGCAGGGCAACACCGCCCTCGGCGACTCAGCTTCCGACACGCTGACCATCTCCGGCACCATCACCGCCGCCAACGCCAACGGCACGGCGGCGGGCAGCATCGCCAACGTCGGCACGCACAAACAAATCGACCTCGACCGTTGGCTAACCCAGCAGATCGTCGAAATCTCGACATTCCCCGGTGCGTGGCGTTCTGCGGTTGCTGGCGGTGGAATTTTCCGAAACGCCACAGAGGTTCCACAAATCCTCGTCCTGCGAACGACGGCAACGACCGGCAGCAGTGCGGTTATATCGACTAGCGGCACGCAAAATACGGGAATCTACGGGCAGTTGATTGCGGCTGGGTCAGACGTTCGTTACCTCAATTTTTCCCGCCCATTTTCGATCGCAGTTTTCCTTAGTGAATTTGGTAGTTCTTCGGGCACGGAAGATACATTTCGATTTGGGTTGGGGTATGATGGCAGTTTTTCGGCCACACCCCGAGCATTGAGCAGCCGGGGGATTGGTTTCCGCATCAATAATCAGCAGATTTACGGGGCAGTTCATAACGGCACTACGCTCACGGAAACGGCCTCGTTTGGAACGATAACAAATCGTCAGGTGTGCCGAGTGCTCATCACCTCCGACGGGGCCGGAAACGTAACATTCCGGCTCAACTCTGGGACTCCCGTCACCACGTCTGGCGGCCCCACAGGAAACACGGCTAGCACGATATATAACATGGAAATGGGCATCACCAACGGTGCCGGGACGACAGATTACAGCGTGGCAATCCCCCGCATCCGCATGGCATTTCTCGATTAAACCCACCGCAAAAATCACTTTATGAAAAACCCAATCCTCATCCTAACACTGGCCGCAGCATTTGTTGCGGGTAACGCCCACGCTCAACTCCTCGGAGCCCCGCCGGAAACCCCGGCGGAACGTCAGGCCCGGCTCATTGTCGAGTCTGTAGAGGCGAGCAAAAACGCCATCCTCGGCGAGTTCCGGCACAATTTCCGCCTGCTCTGGGACAGCCCCGATCCGCAGGCGGTCCTGGACGCGCTCGGCCCTCGGGCTGGACTGCTGTTTGGCATCAACGCCCGGCTGACGGCCTACGTCCTGAACGAGCTAACTCTCGCGGGTGACACCGCCGCCATCGCAGAGGTTAACGCGCTGCTCGCTCGCATCCCGCCATTTGAGATCAACGAGGACGGCACGGTGACGATCCTGCCGCCGGAGGAGCCTGAGTCCACGCCGGAGGAATAGTCTGTAATGCACCTACCGCCCGAAAACTGCCCGAATGACGGAGTTTGTGTGACGCTCCCGACGCGCATTTATGCACTTGAGGAGGCGCAAGGGCGGCATGACGCAGCGTTGGAGCGCATCGGACGCGATCTCGACACGGTAAAAAAAGAGGTCCACGAAATCCGCATCACAATCCGTGAAAGGGACGGTCAGGCGCAATTCCTGCGAACTGTGTTTTTGACGCTGCTGGGGCTTTTTGTTTCAGGAGTTATCGCAATGCTCGCACAAATAGGCGTAACCGTCTATTACGCCGGAAGAATGACGGCAAAGCTGGATTATATGGTGTTGATGGTCGAGGACCACGAGGCTCGTCTGCGCATAGAGGAGAAAAGGCCATGACACCGAGCCGCACTCCATCACCAGTGCTGTATCTGGTTGTAGGCAGCATTTGCCTCATCGCATTAACCTGCGTCCTCTCATTGTCCTACATGTCCATTTTTGATATTTCTCCGGACGAGGCAGTTTTTGGAGCACTGAAAGACGCGACAACATTCATTCTCGGAGCGTTGACTGGCATCCTCGTCAACACCCGCAACCAACCTCCGCCCAATGAAAACTGATTGGGAGTTGTTCAAGTATCGGCTGATTGAGGGAGTGAAGGATGTTTTTGTTTTGCTCGCTGCGGTTGTTTTAACGGCCCTGCTCATCGCCACCCTGTCCGGCTGCGCGTTCAGCCTCCCCATCGGACAGCGGCATCGAATGGATGTTCAAATCCACGCTCAACTCACCGGGACCGAGCCGCTGCCCGACATTTGGTTAGGTGACAAATGAGCCAGATGTTCCAGCCTCGGTTGATTTCTAAGCATCTCTATTCTGAGGGGCCGCGCTACCGCTTCACGCTGGAGAGCGATTTGCTGATTTATGTTCACCGCGACCTCGGCAGTCATTTGTTCGCCGATGATGCAGAAAAAGTTTGGCTCTCCATTGATGAGGAGGTTATCTGCGTTCGCAAGGGCTATGCAACGGACGGCTGCTCGCCCAAAACCAAATTGTTTGGGTTCTGGTTGGGGACGCCGGACTTTTTGTGGACGCGATTGGCCAGCGCGGTTCACGATGCGTTTTATCAGTTTGCACACGTTCCTTGCTGCCCGCTCACCCGGCGAGAAGCTGACATCCTATTCTACGAACTGATGATCTACGACATTGAACGGCTCAAAGTTCGCAATCCCGGCTGGGCGCGTCTCATTGCCGGAGGCTACCGCAACGCTGTAATGACCGCTGGGATTCCTTTCTACCATTGGGGAACATTAACCAAAGGGAGGGGCGGCTCCTGCAAAGACCACGAAACAACATGAACCCGCGCACCATTTTTGTTGAGATTGCCAAGAGCCAGCTTGCCGTCAGGGAAACGTCCCGAAACCAAGGGCACGGTATTGAAAAATACTGGATGGATACGAATTATCCGAACGGCTACCAAAATCGGGAACCATACTGTGCAGCGTTTGTATGCTGGGTTGTTGCTGAGGCGATACGGCGCGGGTTCAAAGTCGGCCCGGCTCCAAGAGACGCATCCGTTAGAAACCTTGTGGCTTGGGCAAGGAGAGACGGAAATGGGGCGTTGGTTTTTTCGCCATCAAGCAGCAAATACTTTCCTCAGCCGGGAGACTTAGTGTATTGGGCTTTTGGCGGCTCGACACCAAACCACATAGGAATTGTAGAGAGCGTAAGCGGGGCAAGGCTCAACACGATTGAAGCGAACACAGACTCAAGCGGGGGCAGGGACGGAGACGGAGTATATCTAAGAAGCAGGTCAGTTTCCGGGGCGGCTGGGTATATTCGCCTTGCTTGGAAAGCTGAAAGATTCTAACCAACCAAGCGTAAGAATTTCAAGCCACTCGTTAGATAAGCACCCTATGTTATGCCTTCCTCAAAAACTCCGAAGGTCCGTCGAGTCCGAATCCGTGGAAAAACGTGGAGAATTTTGGTGGCCAACCCTCCGGTCAAAGAAAAAATCGAAGGGCTGTGCGATTATGGAACCCGAACAATCTATCTGCGCCCTGGAACCGACCTTCCCGCGACCTTGATCCATGAAGTCCTGCACGCCTGCTACCCAGATTTGGACGAGGACTCCATTGAACAAGGAGAGGAAGCCTTGGTCAACGCGATAGTGGCCATGAACTTGGCTGTAACGGATGGAAGCAACCCTTAAACAAGCCCTATGAAAAATCAGTGGATTGAAATTGAGCGCAACCAACGGGCCAAGGCCCATAAGATGGAAGTCGATGATTTGAAAAAATCTATCGCGCGATACCAGGAGACGGTGGAGGAACTGGAAAGCCAACTCGGGGTAGCCTTGAGTTTGGGGAAGGCCAAGCCTGCGGCTACTCCGCTTTCCGTCCCGACAACCAATCGGGCTACGGCAGTGGCTTTCGCGCTGGCCTCGGACTGGCATGTGGAAGAAACCGTGGAAGCCGAATCCGTCAACGGGCTCAACGAGTTTAATCTCAAGATTGCGGAACAGCGCATTGAGAAATTTTTTAAGACGGTGGTTCGTTTGACGGAGATTGAGCGAGGCGGGGCCGACATCGACACGCTGGTTTTCTGGATCGGCGGGGATACGCTTTCCGGGTTTATCCATGAGGAGCTTCGGGAAACCAACGAGTTGAGCCCGACCCAGACATTGCTCTGGTTGCAAGAGCAGTTTGCCAAGGGGTTGACCACGCTGCGGGGGCACTTCAAGAAAATCTTGGTTCCAACCTCATATGGAAACCACGGACGCACGACGATCAAACCCCGCCACGCGACTGGAGCGGCCAATAGTTACGAGTGGCTCCTCTACAAAATTCTGGAATCCCGGTTTTCGGATGAACAGATTCAGTGGCAGGTAGCCAACAGCTACCACAATTTGATGACGGTCTTTGACAAGCGCATCCGGTTTCATCATGGGGACGGTCTGAAATATCAAGGGGGCATCGGCGGGTTGACTATTCCGGTTGAGAAGGCCATCGCCAGTTGGAACAAGTCCCCGGCTCGGGCTGACATCGACATCTTCGGCCATTGGCATACATTCCAACAGAACCGGAATTGGTTGTGCAATGGTTCTCTCATCGGCCACAATGCCTACGCAGTGTCGATCAAAGCTCCCTACGAGCCTCCCGCGCAGACGTTCTTTCTCCTCGACAAGAAGCGCGGCAGAACCATGACCGCACCAATCCTCTTTCATTAAAAGCTTATGAACTGGAAAACCACAATCAACAAACTCAACAAGCAACAGTATTCCTTCCCGGCGGGTTGGGATACGCGAGAAGAGATAGCCGAGCAGTTGGACTGCTCCGTCGAACGAGTAGCCGAGCTATTGGCTCCGGGCTTGCGTTCCGGTCAAATTGAGCGGGGCTCTTTCCCGGTTTGGGATGAGCGGACGGGGCGCAAAGTTATGGTGACTGGCTACCGCGAGCGGATAGACGGGAAGGCTAAGTCCTCCGTTCAAGCCAAGCCAGAGCCAAGTCGTGGGCGCGGGCGTCCGAAAATTGACTACACCCGGCCCGGTCCCGGGACCCGCGTGCAGTCCCGCAAGCGGGGAACCTTCGGAACCGTTCAGCCAGACGGTGGGGTTTTGTGGGACACGGGCAACACGTCGTATCCCGGAGAGGGGACCTTTCGAGAAGATATTCGGGTGGTGCCTTGACTGGGTGTGCCCGGGAGGTGTAGGATAACGTATGCCCTCGGTTCACCCCGCCTGATACACTTCGCACTCTGCCCTATATGTTATTGACTTATGCCTGCTCCGCGTTCCTACGACAGAATTGAGGTAGTGTCCTTTCCGGTTCCCGGACAGCAGGCCCGCTTGCTGCGCGTGGTTCGAGACCCCAACCGGGCGGGCTACGCCGAGCTTGCCGAAGGCACTGCTTTGCAGAACTGCTCGTTCCTCAATGAACGGGACTTGGCCCCCTACGAATCGGATACTTATAAGCTCGCCAAGATCAGCTATAACCAGCAGACCGGGGAGCACGACTGGTATTTTTTGAATGAGCGGCTTAATCAAGACGCCTATAATTTCGAGACCAAGTATCTTGACGAGGCGCACACCAAGCCTGTCCTTACCAGAACCTATGTGATTCCGAGGGCTGTTTATGCCCCCTTGGCCGTGGACACTCCCGATCCTGTGGTGTCAGGGCTGAAGTTGGTTGCTCAAGAACAGGCTCGCTCCGATGACCCTGCGGTGGACGCTTTGTTTGTGGCGGTCACGCGCACCTACATCGGGTTGCCTGGAGTGATTTTGCCCGGGGGCAGATACGGAGAGCGGAACTCCATCCCTCCTTCGTTTCGAGCCGATCTGGAGACGGAGACAACGCAGCAGAAGGTTGTTCCGGGCACGGCTCCCGACACGGGGGCGGGTGTATTGGAGTCTTCAGTTTCCCCGGAGAACAACAATCTCGCTGTCAAACAAACCGAGCGGATGAAAGCGGGGGGCTTACCAAAAGTCCAAGTTGGGTATTCCACAAACGCCGAGGGTCAGTTGGTGACAGTCACTCGCACGTTGGACGATGGCCCCCAGACAGTAACTCCTTCTGCTACGGTCCGGGGGCAGGTGGACCCGTTGGGGGGCGGCCTGTCTTTGAAGGAGATTCAAGAAGTTCCTGAAGTTTTTGCAGGAGAAGTTTACTCAAAAGAACGTCCCGATCCTACCCCGGCGAAATTCCGAACCACTGTTCCCACGGAGACCACAGAGGAAACCGTTGTAGGAGCAGCCACAGTTCCAACGCTGGGGGCCGGAGACCTGGCCAAGACCCAACAGCAAGTAACAGCGTTTACAAAGCGAGTCACCACGCGACGCACGGCTAATGTGACGTTGCCAGTAACTCTCACAGGGAAACAGGTAGTGACACAGTTTGGGGGAAACATCGCCACAACCACCGAAGAACTTACCAACAGTGGGGCGTTGCCTACCATAGACGAAAAAACAGTGTCCGCACAGGTGACTCCTCTGGGCGATGGGCGGTATGTGAAGGAGATTGTGCGGTCCGACGCAGCGTGGCCGGAGCTTGACGGGAACGAATACGACGAAGTGCTTGGGATTGATGCTCCGTTCACACAGCAGGTTATGCCCGTTGCGAGTGTGCCGGGGTCGGGAGCTGACGTTACCCCAATCGACCAGTGGAAATCGTTGGTTAAAACGCTGGACAACGCGGCTGTGCGATCTGTGCTGGACGATTATGCGGTTGAGTATACCAGCCAAGAGCGGGTTGCCCTGCCGGATAAACTTTTGGGGGTGCAAATTTATTGGAACAAAGCCAAGGGGGATGGGTATATGTCGCAAATTACGTTTGTCGGTGAATCTGCCACCGCGTCTTGCGAAGCATCTGCTAGTGGAGTGGCCGTGCCAATCATTGAAGAAGGCTACAAGGGTAGTGTGCCAGCAAGCATCTATGTGTTCTTTCTTCCATTTAATTCGATCACAACTGCAAACATTATTTCTTCCATCAACACCAAGTTTAATGTGACGGTCCTACCGTGGCCGATTATCAAACCCGAGTCGGTAAATGTCGTTATCAAAGGAACCAGCGTGTCTTTGAGGAGGACTGCAAAAGCGGTAGCCGTGGCCAATGTCCGGCTTGAGGGCTCCGGTGGAGGAAGTGTGAGTTTTTCCGTAACCCGCATCCCCCCAACAATCCATGGGGCTATCACCCCCAGCGGGGGAACTTCGGATTCTGAGACCGGGTCTATCACCGGGCCGTATGGAACTAACGTTACGGCGACTGCGCAGCTTGTTTCCGGGCCTATTCCGGCAACTAATCCCGCCGTGTTCCCCGTAGGAAAGTATCTTCTATCCAGTGAGGCGGCTCCATTTCGTGCGGGGTATGCCAGAATCACCGCTTTAGTCGTAGATATTACTTCGGCTTATGTCTGAGTTATTAGAGAGCAAGGGGTTGTCAGACCGTCAGCTTGTTGAGCGGATGGGGCGATTCGAGGTAAACGAAGATGGCTCTTTTTCCGGGGGGAGCAAAGTATCCTATCAAGCGGTGGTAAGAGAGCTGGAGCGTAGAGTTGCGCGACAAGCTGCCAGCGAAGCGGCCTTCGCCGGGCCCAAGATCAAACGGGAAGCAGAGAGCCCTACCGCGCTTCATTCAGCCGAGATTAAAAGCGCACAAGTGGAATTTTTTTCTGTGCAGGGTAGTGCTTCTGCCGGGGCGATTTCAAATAACGCGGGGGATAGCGTGTTCCCCCCGGCACCATCGACCGGAACCCATGTGCTGGGGGTGATTAACGGCATCATTCAATGGATTGAAACCGAGGATTGCTGAGTAATGCCAACGGTCAAATTGAGCGGCGGGAAGGTCATTCTCAAAGACGGCAAAGTCTCGTGCTCGTGCTGCGAGCCTGAGTGCTGCATGTATAACGCCGAGGCTATCACGGATGCCGACGACCTCCCGGATACCGTCTATGCAAAATGGGAGAGCCGCGTCGATGGGACAATGTCGAAGTCCGGCATGGGATATACTAGCGGGTCAGTTCAAATTCGCAAAAACACCAACGGGAATAAGTGGGAATTTTTTGACTCTTCTGACAACGCAGTAAGCCTAATCGGAGCCTGTCTCATTCGCGGGGATGGTGGATATACACAAGGGGATGATCGCGTTGAGGACCAGTTTAACTCTGCCTATACATTACACACAATCGACTATGATTCTCCTGGCCGATACCTTTTTGGAGGTTCTATGGGGTATTATCAATTTTATTATTACGTTCCAGCGACTATTGTTGTAACCCGTATAAGCCTGTGCAGATGGGAGGCGGAATTAACCACGGACGCTTATACGGCTGAGGATGGCGACCCCATTAACTGGTTTTCATGGACATGGAAGGCCAGTCTTGGTTATAGTCCATTTGGGCCTGCTTGGACTTTTAGTTTGCCTATGGCAGAAGATGGGTATAATTCTATTAAATATCTTTCGGGGCATCCTAATAATGGAATCGGTAGCAATATATCTACTCCGGAAGGAGAGTATCAAGGCTCTGCCGGACAACTTGTTTTATGACCTGTCCCCATCAATCCCAACCCCCTGGCAAAGATACAGGCCGCCGCCTCTGCGCTCTCGGCTGGTTCGGCGGGCATCCATACCTCGGTAATTGCAACGACTGCATCGCCAAAGGCCGGAACACCCCCGAAGCCAAAGCAGCAGCCGACGCCAACGCCGAGCGTTCGCATCCATCCGGCAAACCACGCATTTCTGGTTGCTGTGACCGAGCAGACCAAGCATAGTGTCACCCATAACCCCACACCGCCATGAATCTTTCTGAAGCCACGACCCAACTTTCGGCCTACCTCCGCAACGAATCGGAGGCTCCCGAGAAGATCAACCTGGCCTGCGAGCGCATCCTGGCCTTTGGAAAATTCCGGGGTCTGACGAAGCTCTTGGACCTGCAAGTTTACAGTGAGAATAGGATCGTGCTCCCGCAAGATTTTGAGTCCGTGCTTGGCTTGTGTAATGCGGGGCGCAGCGTCCAACCCCGCGATCCATGGTTCCGGTTTGCCAATGGCTCCTCGTTTTGCGCGGACCCGAATTGGCACTCCATTGATTTGGGGGATGGGCACGTGACCTTTCGCCCCATCGCCGGGGCTTTGGGGTTGCGGCTGGCTGGAACAGACACAGCGGCTCCGGTTTCCCTGCAACTTCGTTTGAACGCGGACCAAGGCGTGCGAGCTTCGCTGGTTAATTTTACCGGGGAGTTGGGGGACTTTGTTACCGAGTTTGCCACGGCTCCGCTGGAAGAAGTCGTCTCGTTTTCCAAAGGGCGCACAACCCAACCTGTTATCATGGAAGCCCGTTTTGCGGATGCTCCATCGACCTGGGTTCCGGTGGGGATTTTTCAACCGAGGGATCAGGACGTTCGCCTACGGGCTTACTCGGTTCCCAATGCCCAGCCGGGGGATCGGCTGTTGGCTCTCTGCAAACAACGCTATCGGCCTGCGGTCGAACCGACCGACCCTTTGCCCATTGACAGCATTTATGTCTTGCGTTTGGCCTTGGAAGCCCTTAGCTATGAAGACGCCGGGGATTTGGCCAAAGCCTCCCAATACTGGGAGTTCTGCCGAAAATCTCTGGATGATGCTCTCAGCGAACACCGCAACGCTGCGGGCAGAACTCTGCCGATCTTTGTTCGTGCTGCTGCGGGGAAGGGCCTTCGGGCCATACGGTAATTCCTCACGAACAACAATCTCATGGCAGGCGAAAAAAAATTTCCAAAGAGCTTTCAAGACCTTCTCGATCTTCCCGAAGAAGAGCGGGAGGCTGCCTTTCAGAATCTCCTTGCGGGAGCTTCGGTAGAATCGGCAGCTAAAGCGGTGGAAGCGGGGCTGGTCGGACGTGATGCGCAGGCGGCTCTGCGTAGGAACAAACGGATTGCGGACTCCCTGACAAAAAACTACGAAACCGTAGAGGGGAGTTCCTACTTGCGGCCCAAGGCCAAGGACATGCGGGAGCAATCGGCTACCATGGCTACCGGGTTGCCGGAAGGACGGGGCCAAGAGTTCTTAGATGAACGGCAGAAAAGCCGCGAGGCTGCCCAGTCTCGGGTGAATGTCGAACAGGCTTTGCGAGGGGTGCAGTCTCCCCAAGACTTGAGCGAAAAGGAACTGGCTGAATACAATCGCCGGAAGGATATTCAAGACACGGGGAAAGCCAATTTGGAGAAGGAGCGTCAATCGCGGATGGCCGCACAACCTTCGGGTGCTCTACTTGTGACGGCGGCCTTGCAACGTGGCACGGCTGAAACCATTCCCATTTACGACGATACCGGAGCCGAGATCGGGCGCACAAAAACTTATCGTTCTCCGGAGGAAGCTGCCGGAGTTCAGGGAACCATCCGTTCCGCCGATACCGTGGGCATGACCGACGAAGCCTTCGCCAAGACCAAGGCTCGCCCGGCTGGCGAAGTCGTTGCCGAGGGGCTGGCCGCGCAAAACAAAGCGGCGGAATCTGGGGTTGCCGAGGCTTATTGGCAAGCTTCCCTAACTAACTCGCGCAATGATCCGAATACCCCGAGGGAAACCGAGGAAGATATGAACGCCATATGGGCCAAAGGGGTAGCAGATGTTCGCACCGCTCTGGAAACTCCCGGAGTGATTGACCCGCTGACTTCCGAGCCAGACCCGGAAGTTCGCAAGGCCACTCCCGCCAAAACGGCTGACGCAACAACCCGCGATCTGGATGCCAAACGCAAGAAGGAAGCTTTGATTCGCCAGCTTAGTCAATCTACCGGGGGCCGAAAACCCCTCTGGTCTTAATCCTCTAACCATGAGTCGCCGTAATTCCAGAGAAGCCTTGATGAACGACCAGCTCTTGCAGGCCGCCCGGGTTGGTTTGGAGATGGAGCGGCAGGAGATGGTCCGCTCGGAACTCGCCCGGGACATTTCTCGGGAAGCCAAAACTTTGAACGCTCGGTCGCAAGTTTCGGCCATCGCGGCTGAATTTGATCCCGACCGAGAAGACGCTCCTTTGCTCTTGGGGCGAATTGCCCAAACAGCCAATCCGCTTCCTGCTCAGGAATATCAAAGCATGTTGGAACCTCTGCAAAGAAAGTTGGAAGAACGGGAAGCTTTTGAAAAAAAAGCTCGCGCTTACGGGGTCAAGCCCATTTACGCTGAACGAGAAGACGGGGTTCGTGTTTTAGATCGGGGGGCTACTTTTAACGCTATAGAGGCGGCTAAACTGACGTTAGATGAGGAAGCTCAAACATGGCTACCTGACACCAATCGCCTCAAAGTAAGGCTCATGGAAGACCCGGTGTTTTCCAAGATGGACCCTATTGCACAGCGGCAGGAATTAGCCGAGCAAGATGCTATGCTCCGGGGGTTGAACGAGGCAAATCGTCGGGGGCTGATTACGGCGGATGAGCGGAATCGTGTATTGCAGCAGGTTGTTCAACCGGACGGGACCAGAGTTGTCCTCGGGGATGGTCGGTTGGATCGCTACGAGTATGATGCTTTGGTCGCCCCCAAGTTACGGGAACTTCAGAAACAAGAGCAAGCTCGGGATACTTCCAAACAAGCGGTCGAAGGCGGCAGCACGTTGGAAAAAATGTATCGGGAACAACTGAGAATTTTGCAAGCCCTATCGGACCCCGTCTATGGGGCGGCAACGCAAATGACCGAAGCCGAGAAAGCTCGGATCAAGGAGCAAATTGCTTTTGTTCGCAATGCTATGGTGGAGGCGGGGATCAACGTAGCCGACGCGGCGGCTACGCAGATTACAGGCAGCCCAACCCGGGCGGAAGGGGTGGTCAATCGAATGGACCGTTCGGCGGTTGGCGCGGTTCAACCGGAGAACCTCCCCATCTCCGCGCTCAAAAATTTAATGCGAAAACAGCGAGATCAACTGGCGGCCTCCGGGAAAAGCACTTCGGAAATGGACGCTATGCTGGACAAGTTGGCCCCTGGGAAAACCGTGGTCCTTTCCGATGGTCGCCGGATCACCGCGACCGACGACCCTGAATGAAAAGCTTACTCGACGAACTCAACGGAGAAAATGGCGCGGCCCTTTGGCAAGGGGCTACTCTGTCGGACAATTCCGAGGAAGACGCACTGGCTCGCTTGGGAGATATTTCCTTTGAAGGGGCGACTCTCTCGGACGCGGCCCCTGACGCAGCTCCCACACAGGAACCGCTCTCCCTGCAATCCAAGCTGGAGGAGTTTGACGATTACAACGGGATGCTGGAGTTTCTCAAAGACCCGCAAAAGCTGGTGGCCGAGGGCTACGATCCCAACCAAATTGAACAAGCTCGAAAAGGTCTCGTCCAAGAAGTTCGTGGGATTATGGAATATGCTCCCCCGGCTGCTTGGACCGGAGGATTAACCAACCGCCCAAAGACGGACGAAGAGTGGGAGGCTTACGTTTTCTCGGAGCCAACCTTTGGCGAACACGCGCAAGAACTGGAACGCGCCATTACTTCGGGAACGGCGCAAGTTTTTCTGGGAACCTTGAGCGGACTGGCCAGCACAATAGCGACCGGGCTGGAAACAAACTTCCTGCCTTCTTCCCGGCTGCGGGACTTGTCGAAGTGGGCTGCGGATACACAGCGGGTAATCCAAGAAGGGACCCCCAGCGATCCCCGAATGAACGCCGCTTCTTCGGTGGCCTATGCCGCCTTGGGGCAAACTCCGGCCCAACTGGCTACCGTCGTAGCGACCCCGCTGAACTTGATCTCGAATTACGGGCAGATCATGGATCAATTCCGGGCGGACTATGAACAAGCGGAGTTTTCCAAAGCTTACACAGAGGCGTTGGAAGCCGGGTCGATTTCCGAAGGAACCACCGAAGCGCAATGGCTTGCCACATTGAGCGAAAAAGACAAAGAGGACTTGCGCTATTGGGCCAACGCCAAGGCTATGGTGGCGGCGGTTCCTGCGGCGAGCCTAGAAACCGTGGCGGAAAAGCTCATCGTGGGGAAAGCTTTGGGCAAGTTGTCTAAAATGGTTCCCGGAGCCAAGTGGGCCGAGAAAGCAATCAAGGAGGTGGTGGGGCTGCCTTCGACGCAAAGCTTTGGTCAACGAGTTGCTCGTCGAATTTTATCCGGGGCCGCAGTCGAAGCAGCGCAAGAACCCACGGAAAGCATTATCGGTGAAGTGGGGAAAGGGCTTACGATTACGGGAGATTTTTCCGAAGTGGCTAATCTGCGCCAACGAGGATTGGAAGCTCTTGGGGGAGCCGTTGGAGGAACTGCCATGGCGGGGCCTTTTGCCGTGGGCCGAGAATTTCAACGGCAGAAGGGATTCGACTGGGCAAACAAGGTTCTCGCAGGGGAGGAGCCTTCGGTTGTCCGGGCCAAAGAAACCATGGCCACCTTTGCCGACACTCCGGATTCGTTTCAATATCGGCAGGCCAAGGCCAACGCCACGCTGATGGAGGACCAGGCCCATCACCTGTTGGATATTTTCGGGGACACCGCCCGGGCGGATACCACCCGAGCCGAACGCTACCGCGCCTATGAAAAAGCGCAGACCGGATTCAAGGCTTCCTTAGATAAATGGCTTAACGATTACGGTATTGATCCAACCAGCCTTGACCAAGTGCGGGAAGAAGTCCGTGTAGCCAAAGCGGCTACCCAGATGCAGATGGACGCTGCCGAAAAACTCGGTGGAAATGAAGTGAAGCAGGCGGTATCCGAGCTGGCCAAAGCCCGCGAGCAAGCCGCGCTAACCAAGTTGGCCGAGGCCGAAGCAGCTCTCTTTGAAGCTTCCAAAGAATACACGCAAAGCGGAGAGGGTGGAGCGATTCCCTTGGAAATGATGCGGCTTCGTATTGCCCAAAGGGCTGTGGAACTGGAGTCCGATACCCTGTCTGACATTAACTTTCGTTCCCCGGAACAAGTCTCCGCGCTCTACGAAGGGATGTTCACCCCGGAGGGGACTCCCCGGGTTGAAGGCGACCCGGAAGCCCTGCAAGATTTCTCCCCGGAAGGAGTGGCTGCCTGGTTGCGTGGACGCGATGAAGCCTTGGTATCCGCGATCAACCCTGCCCCCGAGCCCCCGCCACAATCCGAGAATCTCCCCACCGAGCAGACGCCCCCAACGACGGAAGCCGCAGCAGTTACCGAAGGTGTCACGCAAACGCCCACCTCCACGACGGAAGCTCCGTCTGCTATCGAAGGTGTCACGCAAACGCCCACCCCCACGACCGAGCAGGACACCCCACCCCCGGGAGACCCAACAGCAACAGCTCGGGTCAATGAACTGCGTCAACAACTGGCCAACGATCCTGCGGCCCAAGCCCGTATTCGCGCTCTGCTTATCGAACGGGGTGAAAGCCAGGAAAGTATTGACCGCTTTTTTGCTGAACTTCCCAAGCCAACCAATGCCCAACGCCGTCAAACCCCGCCTGTCACCCAGAACCCAACGGTTCCTCGACGCAATCAACAAACACCAGAACGCAGCCGCACAAACCCGGCCCCTGTCTCCGAGCGAGGATACCTGGATGTTTTCCGGCAAGGACTTGAAGCGAACCTCCAAGCGCGGAAACCGCAAGAAACCTCGCCAGCCGAGTGGGATGTAATCGTTGAAGCGCAGGTTAATGCGGCGGTGAAGAAAGCGGGCCGCGTCATTTCCGCGATTAAAAACGGGGACACGGCTTACACCGCCAAGAATCCCGAAGCGATCTTGAACGATTTGTTCTCTCCCGAGCTTGAGACTCGGATCACTCCCGAACGTAGCACCGGAAAAGAAACGCTCATGGGAGCCTTGTTGAAAAACTTTGACGAGACGGGCAGTGTCGTCAAACGAAAGACTCGCAACGGTTCTGTGGTTTCGTGGCAAATTCTTGACCGACAGGGCCGTGGGTGGGCCAACGACTGGGCGCGGCGGGAAGCCGAGCGAGGGGACGCCAATTTGGATGACCGCCCGCTAGAAACTATCCTGGAACGCGAGGAAGGCTCCGACCCCGATGCGCTAGAACTCCCGCAAGGAACAACCGAACAACCCGCTTTCCGCGATAACTCGTTCTCGGATTCCCGCTCGCGTCGTCGGGTCGTGGAAGACACCCGGGACACCATCAACGTGGTGTTGGAAAACTTGTCGGTGCAGTTTCGGCCCAATCAACTGGTCAGCGATACGCAATCTCCTCTGGTTGTAACATCGGCTACGGAGAAGGCCCTTCGGTCTGTGTTGGAGAAAGCTTTGCGGGCCGTGGTTGGTCCCGAAACAGCCGGGGCTTTGGTGGGCGACCAAGACCCGGGCACATTGGCTTTGGCCAACTCCCGACCGGAATTGGTTGCGGCTATTGAAAAGATGCTGCAACCCCGGAGTGCGGAGCTTCTGAAAGCTTTCAACGAAACCTTTCGGGCCAGCGTCCCCCGCGAACTGGCTGAGTCTTACGCGGGTAATGCTTCGCCCGCTGTATTGGCCGCCGAGAATTTGGCCGGACTGGAAACCTTTATGCTCCGCACGGCAGCGGCGGGGTCCATACAACAACAGCTTGCGGAAAACCCCAGCCTGGAAACTCTGTTGCAACTCCAACTGGCAGAAAGCCGGGGTAACGAAATGAACCGCCTGATCCTGAGCGAGCTGATCGAACGGACCATGCGCGAACAGAACGTCCCACAGGCTTCGGCCCAATCGTGGCTGGCCCGGATGAGCCCCGAGGACTTGATAGCCTTGGAAAACGACCCGGGGTTCCCCCCAACCTTACGGGAAATCAACCGCCGTCTACGCGAAACCTACGGAAACGATCCCGTGGAGTTCATGCGGAAGCAGGAGTTTAATCAAGGGGTGCGGCTAATCGGGGACTTGATCGGGCGTCCCGAGAACACACGCATATCGCTCAACTTCAACTGGGCCATACCGGAAACGCTTATGCAGGGGGCTTCGTTCCGTCGCCCCGATGGCTCCTACGTCCTTCAAGTATCTCCGGGCTTGTTGGCCGGACGCCCCGGAGTGGAGGGCGGAAGTCTGCTGGCCCAGACCGTGCTCCACGAAACAGTCCACCCGCTCTTGGACTCAAAAATTTCCGCTTACCTTAGTGGCAACGTCAACCAACTGACCCGAGAAGACTTGGAGGGTTTACGGATTCTGGATGCCCTGCGACTGGAAGCCCGTGATGCCAAGCTGCGGGAGATCATGGAAGGAGCCGAGGTCAGCCGGGCCGAAGCCGTGCGGATTCTCAACTCGGATCGGAATTTCCGGGGGATCAATGACGAAGGGGGGCTGCATGAGTTTATCCAAGAAGCGATCAACCACAAACCCCTGCAAGATTTCTTGGCCGGAGTGACTACCGAGATTCAAGGACGCAGTTCGACTATCTGGCAGCGGGTTATCAATTTGATTTCCCGCCTGTTGACCGGACGCAATGTGGCCCTTGATTCCGTGCTGCAACGCGCCATGGAAGAAGGGCTGCGACTCTCCTCGGAGTCGGAAATCTTCACCGACCAAGCCATGCAAAGAGCTTTCCTTGAGGCCAATGTCCTCTTGGATTTCAACGGCAGAACATTCGAGGAAGTATCAGCGGACCCGGAGCAACAGGAATACCTGCTGGGCCGGATGAAAGAATTCCGCGAACTGCGCGGCGGGGCTCGGGGCAACGACGCTGTGCTCCTGCGGGAGTTCCTTGGCGAAACGGCTGTAGCCGAACCCGCGCTGGTGGAATCCTTGGCGCGGGCTGCCCGGGAAGAAAGATTGAACGAAGAGGCCGCCCGCCTCAGTGTGTCAATTCCTTTCGCCAAAGCCCAGGGACAAACGCTCCGTAATGTCTTGGCCAACGCAATCCCAGAGATTCCTTCAAGGGGTTTCTTCGCACCGGGGCAATACAACGAAGCGTTGCGGGTTTTGGGGGATGAAATTTCCGACCCAGCTTTTCGACAACTACCCGCCCGTGGTAAGCGGACAGTGAACCTTAACTCGCCAGATGAACCAACCGCCACCAAGCTGGGACGAAGAAACCCTACCGAACGGTGGGATGGGGTCCGGGCGCAATTAAAAGCCCGCGCAATCCACGCTTTAACCGAAGACGACCGGGTTACTCCCAAGCCAAATAAAATCATCTCGGCCCGCTTGATCCCACAGACTTTACGTCAAGCAGACTTCGTGGGCGAGCGGGACATGGTAATCGAGGATAGCGGAGTGCGGGCGGTTATTCCTATGTGGGTTTACGCCAAGCTTTACACGGACCCTTCTTCTCCTACCGGGCAGCGTTGGCACTTTGTCGAAGTGCGTAAAAACGGGAACCTATTTGAGACGCAATACTCGGACACCAATCCGGAAAGGGGCCGGGCACTTGCCGCCACAGTCGTCGGAATTGGAGACAATGCCCCAAGAAAAAAGAAGTCCGACAATCAGGCTGGATACGCGCAAGCAAACAGGGAAGCAGAAGGTGGACAAGCCACCAGCCCTCCGAGCCCTCAAGGCATAGAGCCCCTTCCTGAAAGTCGGACTGAAGCAATAGACAACACTTTGTCGGAAAATGTTCAAGAAAAAATTATCGAGCAAGCAGAGGCCCTTGCGGAGAAGCGGGCGCGTCTCATTGCTGCGGGGGATTACAAAGCGGCGGGGGACGTGCAAAACCAAATCGAGCAACTGGAAGCCCTGTTTGATGGCGGCGTGCGTCTAAGCGCGGCTGCCGGGACAAACATCGAAGTCGCCCCGAACCCGACAGACAAGGTGGCCGTGGAAAAATGGAACCAGCTTTCCAATGAGCAGAAGTTTGAAGCGACCCGTGGGGTCGGTCCCGCCGTTCTGAACAAACTGGCTGAAGACATGGGGCTGCCAGCTCCGGAAATCGAGATAGCCGTTGGTGGGTTCTGGGGCAAAACGAATCCAACCATGATCGTTAGTTTCCCCGGCGAACTATCTTTTGACCAACGCAAGGAGTTCTCCATAGCGGCAGGGGTGCTGTTGCGGCAAAACTCGGTGGTTGTCTTTGACGAAGAAGACACCACCAACGGGGACCAAGGGTTCTTTGTGAAGGTCATTCCCTCAAGACCCCTTACCTTTGAAGAACGAGCCGAGGTTTTTAACGCCGTCTCTTCCGCTTTTCCCGCAGCGGAAGGATTTACGGGAATGGAAGATGCCCTGGTCTTTGGGAACTTCACGCAGTTTAAGACGGACAAGAGCGAGCAGGTAACAAATGAAGATTTCCAAAAAGGAATTGAACAAATCCTTCCCCAAGTGGTCGAAGATAAGGACTACCAGTTAGAAGCGGCGGGGTTCAACTTCCGTTCCGAATTAGTCACCACTGAACAAACGGCAACCAACAAACCATTAGAAAACACACGTTATGGGCAAAGTAATTTGGAGAAAACCCCACCCAGGGGAACGCTGCTTTCCGAAAGGAGCGGGAGTTTTGATTCCCTTCAGACCTTCGCAGATCAAACCCTCGAAGGAGAACTCAACCGAATCGGAGGACCAATACGGCTTTCACCGTCCACCGAAGGGATGGAAGCCCCGTCCAGAACGCCAAGACAAAGCCTACGGCCCAACGCCGAACCCAACCCCGCCGTCCGAGAAGGGGTCCGAAGATACAACGAACGCTACAAGTTAGCTCCCCCCATTGAGGAGCACTACGCTCCCGTAAATGAAACCTTGGCGCGGCAAATCGCCGCTGCGTATGAATCCCTGCCCGTCGTTGACGATTCGGCTGAGACACGGGAAGCGTATGCCAAGCTGGCCGAAGAAATCCAACAACAGTGGGATTTTGCCACGCAAGAGCTTGGCATTACGTTCCTCGAATGGAACCAAGAGGGGCAGCCATACGCCAGTTCTCGGGAAATGGTCCGCGACGTTCGGGAAAACAAGCGGCTGTATTTCTTTACCGGAGGAGAACCCCACCCGTTCTTGAACCAGCCCGATGAGAATGGGCTGACCATGAACGACAAGCTCCGGGCAATTCACGATTTGTTCGGACACGCCGCCGAAGATTATCAGTTCGGCCCTCGGGGAGAGGAAAACGCCTGGATCAAGCACAGCCAGATGTTTTCCCCTTTGGCGCAGCGTGCTTTGACCACGGAAACAAGGGGACAAAACTCATGGGTCAATTTCGGGCCGCAGAATTACAACGAAGACGGATCGAAGCGGAACATACCCCCCGCCGAGCGTCCGTTTGCCGTGCAAAAAGCGGCCCTGTTGCCCGAAAACCTTGGTGATTGGAGAGCGGCCTTGTCGTTGGAAAACCCCAACATCAGCCGTTCTCAAGACACTCGTTTCAGCGAACTGACGGCATTGATCACACCGGACACCGACCTTGAAGCGTGGAAAGCCGAGAACCCGGAAGCGTATGCCGAGTTGAAGGAGATGCGGGAGAAGGTGCTTAGGGAGGCGGGGTATGATGTGAAGGCGTATCATGGGACACCCAACGGGACGTTCACGGAATTTGACGTATCCAACCAAGGAGCTACGGGAACAGCAGCCAAAGCCTTCTGGTTCACGGAAGACAAAAACATGGCGAAGAATTTCGCCAATCTTGCGCCGACAAAAGGAGAAAAACCGTCGCCTACTGTCATCTCTGTAATGCTGAAGCCCGGTGATAAGCCAGCATCCTCCGACTTCAAGGGAATCCCCGCTGCAAGAATAGGATTGGCACACTCAAAACGTGCCAGCGTGATTTCCCGTGCAAAACGCGAAGGCAAGTCCTTTGTGAAGTTCACCAATATGTTTGACTTTGGCGGACCAGCAACGGTCTATGCCGTTTTCAACCCCAACCAAATCAAATCCGCCGAGCCGCTTAACCGCGACGAGAACGGCAACTTGATTCCTCCGTCGCAATGGGCAAATGAAGGTAGCAACGACATTCGTCTCAGCGCGAGCGTAGCAACGCCGAAAGACGCTCGCTATCTTGAGCTTGCCAAAGACCCCGAAGCAAACCGCGAGGAGTTGCAGCGCATGGTGGATGCGACGGCGAAAAGAGCTGGATACACTGAAAAAGCATATCACGGCTCTCCTAACAAACCATTTTGGGTTTTTGATCCTCTTAGAAAAGGAGAAAGAACAGGCGCGAATTCCGCATTGCTTGGTTTTTTTGCAACCAACAAAAAAGAGGTTGCCGAACAATACCGTATGACAGCGAGGGAAAAAGCCAACGCTGGATACACTGGTCCGCTTGGGTTTAACTTAGAAAATGCAGAAAGGGCACTTGAATTAGCGGAGGCTATTGAAGTGTTTGCCGAGTTTGATCCAGAACAAAATGGGTTTGTTGGAAAACTGAAAGCGTATGATGAATGGGGATCACCGTATGAATGGGAAGCCGATCCCTATGACCCCTATGAAACTGGCAAAAAAGAAACCGTGTTTGAGGATGAAGAGGATGCTCTTGAAGCAGCTCAAGCTGAAAAAGATGCCAAAATAGAAGAAGCCCAAAAGCAGTTAGACGAAGTTCTTGCCAAATATGAAAAAGCTCGACAAGAAAAACTCAAGTCAAGCGTGGTTCACGATTTGTATTTGAAGTTCGAAAACCCTTTAATTTACGATTACGAGGGGGGTTCTTTCAAAGATAAAAGCTATTCAGAGCTAATACAGGAAGCAATAGCTGGCGGCCACGATGGAGTTATTATGGAAAACACTCGTGACGCTATGGACGATGATACGCCAAGCGACGTGTTTGTTTTTTTCAAATCATCGCAAGCAAAGTTGGCCGATCCTGTTACCTACGACGAGCAAGGCAACGTCATCCCGCTTTCGCAGCGGTTTAACTCGGATAGCAACGACATTCGTTTCAGCCGTTCGGCTCCCCCTGTCCTGGCAAACTCTTACGAGGCTTCCTTGTATGAAGCGATTACGGGGGAAGCCGTGGTGGAGGCGTTCACCAAGCTTACGGACGATCAACGCACCTTGGACAAGGATGCCCCGATTCTACAATACAGCGCGAGCGCAAAGACCTCTCAAGACGCTCGCTATCTTGAGCTTGCCAAAGACCCCGAAGCAAACCGCGAGGAGTTGCAGCGCATGGTGGATGAAAAACTGGCGGCAATCGGCGCATTTTGGCATGGAACTCCAAGCGGAGACTTGCGGGGAGGGGTAACAGGGCTTCATGTCGGGACGAAGCAAGCGGCTATGGAGGCTCTGGAAGCTCGAATTGGAATACCTGCGGACGGTAGGGGGTGGGACGGAACTCGGGAATATGGGGATACTTTGCTGGCCGGTAAAGAATTGATCAATACGGGGAAATTTGGAAAATATCGACTTACTGGATACAACGTGGATGCTCCATCGGAAAACTATTATCCAAAGAAAATGCCGACCCTTGGGAATGGCGTATTGGTAAATCCTAAATGGAAACCTTGGTTGCGTCCTGTCCTAATTGTTGGAGGCATGACCAACACAAGGAATTCCCCGATCTCTGATAATGCTGCAAATCGTAAAATTAAGCGTAAAAAAGGCGCGTTCTACATCAACGAAGGCGAGGATGCAGGATCGGTCTCAGCAGTCTTACCGAACGGTGAAAGCGTGCGAGTTAAACTGCCCGACCCTGTAACCTACGACGAGCAAGGCAACGTCATCCCGCTTTCGCAGCGGTTTAACTCGAATAGCAACGACATTCGTTTCAGCGCACCCGTGCAAGCGCAGTTCCCGGCTTCCACGGCAACCCTTTACAATCGGGCGGCAGCCAAGAATACCACGGCGTTCTCTCGCCTGCGCTCGCTGCCTGAATGGGAACCCGTCACCAAAGCTTTGGATACGGTGCAGTATATCCCGGACACGCAAGCCGCGATCAACGAACGCGCCACCGCTTACATCGAAGACTACTTCAAGGCTCACCCAACCCTGGCGTCCGATGATCCCCTCTCCTATGATACCCTGTTCCGTGCAGCTATGCAGGAGCACAGTTTCACCGGAGGCGACCGAGTTGTTACGTTGGGGCATATCGTTAAACGAGTCAAAGAAGCCAGCCGCCGCGTTCAAGCTTTGGCCAACGCCGCCGATAGTTCTTTGAGCCAATCCGACCGGGCCAGCGCACAAATGTTGGCCGATCTCTACAACGAAACGCTTTCGTCCATGCTCGCGCAGCTTGCCGAACTGTCCAGCATGGCGGGAAGTGAGCTAAACTATGTCCGCATGGTCTCACATCTCTTTGACCCGATCACTTGGAGACGGCAATACACGAACCCGGCCATCAAAGGACAAGCGGAAACGCTGGGAGCCAAACCAGCCGTCAAAGAAATCATGGGCGAGTTGGAACGAGCCCACGACACGGGTAGCCGGAATACTTACGAGCGGATGCTCCGAGTCATCGAAATGGCCAGCCGTCGCTTCCTGCCCAAGACGGCCAGCGAACGAGGCGTGCGAGCCAACTCGGCCCTGTCCAAAGCTTTGTCCGATGCAAAGGCGGGGATGACTAACGTGCAAATCGTGGAACACGCCACGGAAGTCATTGTGGCTCAGGTCTTCGATAACCTGCTGCGTAAATTTGAAGCCGTGCCGAATACCGCCGCCAAAGAACGCGCCTTGAGATCAGTGGAAGAACGGGCTCGGGCTCTGGCTCAACGACAGATCAATGGAGTCTTGGAAGCCCGGCTGCAAGGTGGCCGGGTGGAAGCACGGGCCGAGGCCGAGGGGTCTGCCCAGTCTGACATGCAAAAAGCTCTGGCTCTATGGGCCGAGGTAGCCGATGAGGCCGCCCCCGACTCGATCATGGAAATTTCCAAGATCATCTTCGACCACGTATTGATGGAAGGCAACGATGCCGACACTCCTTACAGCGGTCTCTTTGTCAACGACCGGAGCCTATGGAATCCGGACTACATTTTTGATACCGAAGGAGCCAAGAAACTGCGCAAGGCCGTGCTGCATAACGTGATCTTGACGGAGGAAGTCCGCCGCTCTTTGCAAAGCCGCGAAATGACCGAGAAAAGTTTTGCCAACAATCTGGCCATCGCCGCCCCGCATCTCAGCCAAGAACAACGCGACAAGATTGCTGCGGCTGCCGTGGCGGTTTACCGGGATGAAGTCTCCAAGGCAGCGGAAGCCGGGTTGGCTCGGATGGTCCGGGACATTGCCAAACGTAATGACGAGAAAGCTATCGAGCTTCGCAAGGTCTTGGCCCATCGGCAAACCATGGACCGTCTGCTTGGGATCATCAACATGGGGGCTTTCCAGAAGCCCGACGTTTACAATGCGCTAGCTCCCTTCTACGGACTGCCCACTTACAACAAGGAAACAGCGGACGAAATCGAGCGAGACGCGCAGGCTTTGCAAGCTCTCTCGGACAATTCGATTCAGCGAGGGGAAGCCGAGCAACGATTGATGCTCAAAATTTTCAAGGCCCACTTCGATGAAACCAAGGGATTCTCCAAAGCGTTTCGCTGGTGGAAGATCAGTGGGCTGGTCTGGCAAGCCGGGGTGTTGCAGGGGCTCCGCACTCAAGGGGTCAACGCCATAGCTTCGTTTGCCGCAGTGCAGATGGAGTCGGCCTTTTCTGCTGCGGGCCACGCTTTGTATATGCAGCGGCAGGGAGTCCCGGGGGCGCAGGCTTACGGGGCGTTCGGGGACATTGTTGGCGGGCTGAGACGGGCCTTTGGAAAGAACTTGGATGGGTCAAGCCGTCGCGCCTTTGATGAAACTTGGTCGGCAGTGGGCAAAGGGATGTCTCGCTTTAAGACCGACAAGCTAGAAACCCTGCCTGAGCTGGAAGCGTTCACCTTTGAACCCGCCGTGGCTCAAGCCGGGGAAAACTTCATGGATGCTTTGCAGACTAAAGGATTACCGGGCATAGCCGGAGCCGGGGTCCAGATGCTCGCAAGCTACGAGCTGTCGAAGTTCCGCAATCCTACGCTGGCTTTGGTCCATGCCCTGCAAGGCAAAGGATCATTGGCGGCAAAAGACTTGGCCCGGTTGCGCGATAATTACCTGGCCGGACGCAAGCTGGTTGCCCGCTTTATGATGGCTTCCGACGCGATCAACAGCGGGATTGGAGCCAGCACCAAGATGCTGCTGATTCGCAGAACTGCCGAGGCTCTCGGGACGCAGCCCAAACTAACCGAGGAGGTTATGGCGGCAATCGTGGAACAGGCCAAGCAAGTAGTGGCAAACGAAGATGCCGAGGGGCAATTTGGAATCAAAGGAACTCCGTCGCACCGGGTCTTGCGCTCCCGCCGTTTGGAACAACTCGTCGAGCGTGAGCTTCTCGGAGGCCACGCCAACGAAGTCTTGGTCCGGGACTTTGCAGCCAAGGCAACCTTCAACGGGGAAGCCTACGGAGTTCTCGGATTGCTGGCCATGTCGTGGGGAAAATTGGCTCTCGGCTTCGGGGGTCCGGCAGGCGCACAGTATGGAAGCTTCATGCGGACGCTGTCGAACCTGTTAAACTACGGGCTGGAGTTCGGCCCTTATGGATTTGTCCGGGCTTTGCGGGGAGGCCAAGGAACCCTATCGTCCGCTTTGGCCAAAGCTCTCCCCGGGTTCAAACAATTTGCCGAGAACTTCCAGACCTACGAAAAGGGCAGCCCGGAATACTACGCGGCCTTGGTGCGGGCAGCGGCAGGAACCGCCGTATGGGGAGCCTTGGCGGCCTTGGTAGCAGCGGCTTTTCGAGACCGGGAGGAAGGACGCGAGCCTTTCATTAGGATTTACGGGGAAGGCCATCAAGACCTGCGCACCCGCCGAGCCTTGCGCGAAGCCGGGATTTTCAAGCCGCAGCATATCCGTATTGGTTTCGGTGACTCGGCTGTCTGGATTCCTTACAAGGACCTTCCAGGGGTTTCGCTGGCCCTGACCTTTGCCGGGGCTATTTCAGACAAAGTTCTCTACGGGGATTACGAACCCAACGAGGCGGCGGCAATCTGGGGAGGGGGCTTCCTTAGCGGGGCGGCCTTGCTGCTGGACCGTGAAATGATGAGCGGCTTGTTCAATATGCTGGAAACCGTATCGGCTTACTCGAAAGGAGAAACCGAAGAAGGGGGACGCTTGCTGCTTAATCAATACCGAAGTGCCGTGGGACCATTCCTCAACCCGGGGATGACGAAGATGGTCGAAGAGCTAGTCTCCAAACAACGCTACGATTCGACCTCAGGCCCTTTAGCAGCCACTATGGCGGCTTTGCCTATGGGTCAAATGCTGGCCAACAAACCCGCCATCAATGTTCTGGCCGAACCTGTGGAACTTCGCACCGAGGACATTCTCTTCGGACGGTTCTTCTCGACAACCAACTTCCACCCGATCTTGGGGCCTTTAGCGGAAGCCGGGTTGGTCGTCCCACCCCCGCGCCGGGAAGTCATCGCGGATGATTCTACCCGAATGGGGGTCCGCCCAGCCAAGCCCGAAGAAACCCGCCGCTATAATGAACTCTACGGCGAGACCATGCGCGAATTTTTAGACCCGGACCAAGTCCGCTACCTGACCGAGCTGGCCAAAGACGGACCTATGCAACGCGAGATTGCCAAAGAAATCCTCGGGAAGTTTGGCACGGCTGCGGCCCAGATTGCCTGGAGCCAAATGGAGGACGAAATGGGGGTGTCCCGGGGGAACAAGTCACGGGCAATCAAAACCAGAGACCGCTGGCACTGGGAAAAGGCCGCGTTAGAGGACTAAAATTTGACGCCCGATGCCCACGCGGAAACTCAAAGACCCTTCGCTAGTCCCGAGGCGTGGATGGGAAGCTGTGCAGGAAGATGGACAGATAGTTCGGGGGGCTACGTTCAAAGGGTTGATCTCCCAAGTAGAGCAGTATCGCTATGCCAACGGACTGGAAGTGCCGCCGAACTTGCGCCGCTTGGTCGAAGAACAAATCTGCCGAGCCTTGGAACAACGAGGACTGGGGGAGCACAGCGAACGTTGTGAGTTCTTGTCCGCGGACGACGCAAAAAATCCCCCGGCCCTGCGCGATTGGCGGCGAGGACCGAGGGACTTAATCAATTTTGGGAAAGCGGTGCGCGTGGTTGCCGGGGAACTGGGCAAGGGGAACCCGGTTTGCGTAAGTCGAGAAGAAGCCGAGCGGCGAGCGGCCATCTGTTCGCAATGTCCCCACAATGTCCCCATCGGCAACTGTTGGGGATGTGGAGAACTGGGAGCTTTGTTCCGAGCCGTGCAAGGAGGGTTGGAAACCTCAGCCGATCCCCGATTGCATAGCTGCGACCGTTGCGGATGCAACTTGCGGACCAAAGTTTGGATCACCGAGGAGGCCTTAAACTTGGTTGAAAGGGAACAAGGGATCGGAGCAGAAGAGTTTCCCGAGTGGTGCTGGAGAAAAACTGACCCTTCGCTTTTTCCTTATAACCCGTCGCCGCTTAGTTAAATGTCTCAATTTGCTTGCGCTCCGTTTCGGTCGAGTCTGATTTACTAATTGTGTCCATTTTAGTATTCAAGTAGTAGTTGGGGCGGAACTGGTGGCTTTTACGTTCGCAGAAGAATATGTCCCGCAGCCTTCGCTTGCAGGGTGCTTGCCCTTTCTCCATCGGGGCCACTGCGAGCAATAAATCTTGTGCCGATATTCTCCGCAGATCACGCATCGTTGCTGAGATGGGTGATAGTATCCATTTACGTGGGTGGTTTCCCAAATGGCATCACAAAATCCTTTGAACAAATCGGTGGAGGACAACAGCCTCCCGTTAGGTCTTTTGGTTTGTTCATAGCTTTTTGGCGGGAGGCTGTGCCTCACCTTGGGCGTTGATCGAATAAATAATTTTGTTCCCCTGCATTTTTTCTGTTGACATATCCCAGCGTTGGGTTATTTTGATTGCGCAATGAGCACCACAAACACCACAAGTCAGGCTGCCGCCACGCTCGGCAGCATCACCACCCCAGCCAAAGCCGCCGCCGCTCGCAAAAACGGAGCGTTGGGCGGGCGGCCTGAAATGCCAATCACCATGGTCGAGGAGACATGCATCGCTAACCGGATTTACTCGCAGGTCTGGCAGCGCGGCACCAAATTTGCCCATGTCGTTTTTTATATTCAGGACGGCCAAACCCGCTCGGGTAACAGTTATGCTCAGGGGAATACTCCGGCGGCGGTCAAATATGTTGCAGGATGGGTCGAGCGGAGCCGGGCGTTTGCCGCGCACCACAAATTTTGCTCGGATAGAGCGTAACGGCCAACAATCCAGTCCACCGAATCCCGCCCCGCCGCGTGCTCGCACCGGCGGGGTTTTTCGTCCGTCAACATTGCAGCGCAGCGCGATCACGGGCGGGATTCGGTGACTTGGCCGTTCGGAAAAATCATGATTGTTCCTCCGCGAGCCTATCTTGACATTCCAAGCATATGCACATGCCTCCTATTACAACACCTTCACCACTGAGCATTGCGTCACGATCTTTTTCGCTCAGCCCCCAAGCTTGCAGCTGTTCGGCCTCCGCGTTTCTTAGATCATCTTCGGTCAGGCACTTGCCCGCATCCGCCATTTCATCCGCCTCATTTTCGAGCACGAGGTCGGGACTTATTTCGACTTCCACCATTGCAGCGGGGTCGGGATCGAATACCTTTCCACATTCTTGACATTTGAACTTATCCATTTTCGTATACTTTCTTCGCTCCTAGCGGCCCGTGATCGCGGACGTTAGCTGAAAATAATCTCTGCATTGTGGCGATCATCTTTCATAGGATACCATCTGCTCCAGCGGAGGATTCCGAAAAATCGGTGTTCGATTTTTACAAAATCCCGCTCGCAATCCACCACAATCCCTTCCCGGATGTGAATTTTTCCGCAGTCATCGCGCCATTTGACCAACATGCGCTGGCCTTTTCGGATTTTTAGTTTCATCGTTGTTTCCATAAAAATTCAGCTAACAAGCCAGTCCAGCTAATCGTCACCCGCACCGCGCGCTGGGTTAGAATCGGGCGCACCGCTTGCGGGTGCCGATACCTGACCCCTGTTTCCGACAAGGATTCCTCGGTGGTCCGTCGAAGAAGATTCCGAACAAGGCGGTGCATCCAACGGCGGGATCGCGTCACTTTTGATTTTCATAGGTTTTCCTCCCGCCGTGGCTGACCTTGGTCGTTCGCCATATCTGCAACGCGCCTTTCCGCAATGCAGATCGTATCGTTGTGGCAGGCTCCGTGACAGACCAGCAGCACCTCCGCCAGTTCGTATCCGCGCTTCTTGCCCATCCCGCAGGAATCCCACCCGAAGGACAGCACCACGTCACCCGGCCCTTGTATCCGGGCCAACGCATCGCGTTCCTCCTTCCAGTTCTTAGTCCTTTGCCATGCGTTTCCCTTCCGGCGTTTCACGGCGTCCAGCGTTTTCGGGTCCACCCCTGCCGCCTCATAGCAGTCTGCCGCCTGGCGCGGGCTATATGGCGGATCGAACAAGATGCAGGACGGGCGGACTCCTTCGCGGCCCAGCCATTCCGCGAAGTCGAGCACGTCCATGTGGTGCATTGCCTTGGTCGCGGGGTTCAGGTCGTTCGTGATGTCTGCCAGTTGGCAGTCCCGGGCAAAGCAGTCCACCGACACCGGACGGAGCCAGCGTTCCACGAAGGCGCGGATTGGCTTCATCGAGAAGGTCAGAGGCGACGGCATACACCACACCCGAGAAATGGCGAACAAGTCGCTGGACCTAATGCCCACCGCGTCGGCGGTTTCAGTGATTGCGGAGTCTGTTGGCGCGGTAGTCATAGGTCAACTTGTGCGTTCTGCGGAGTATTTCCGCAAGCTGGGCAGGCGTCCTATCATTTGCATAGTGCGTCAAGCAAATTCAGGGCGGCGGGGTTACATGGAGGAATTGGAGGATCAATTCGGGAGCCCGTTGGCAGCCACGCCAACCCCGTTACGGCCTCATGCCTAGTTAGGCCGCAAATTTTACGGCCATCGGGAAGTATAACTGAGAATACTGGCATCGAGCCAATCCCAGCCCGTTCTGTGTTTTTCATAGGTTTTATGGGTGTGACCGCGTTAAAAAGCAACGCGCCGCCCTTGGCTCTCCTCCTGGGCTTGGATGAATGGGTGCGTCTGCTTGGTGGCATAGCAGAAGGCGTAAGCAAACACCAGCAGCAGGCACAAAGTCGCGGCAACGAGAGCCCCACTCAAAAACGCGGACCAGTAACGGGCGCGTTCCAGGGCTTTTATCTCGTGGTCGAAGTAAAGTTTATTGGGCATATTTTTAGTTGGGATTAGGGGTTGAAGGTGAGGTTGAAGGTATGACACCGAACTCCGCTGAGCGTTCAATAATTTTTGCAGTTCAACTAGGGCTCGGTCGGCAGCCCCGCGAAACCGTTTCCGTAAAACCAAAGAACACTCGGAATACGGAGGCCATGGAATAGCCGTGCCCCCGGGCAACGGATTCAACCGCCGACCATCAGGAGCGTAAAAAAGAGCGTAGGGTTGGCCCCCAGACCGAAGCCACAAGGAATACTCGTAGCCGGGGAACAGGGGCGCAGCCGACAAACGAACCTCGGGGAAGGGCGGGGCCTTAACTGGGAAAGATGTGCAATCGGGCATAGGTTTTTAGCGAATCGTTTTACCAACGGAAGGCTGTGCCTGAACCGCTTTGGCTATGGCGGAACGGACAATGCCGTCGATCTTGGTGACAAACTCCGGACTGACCCGCTCGAACTTGTGGAACTTGTTCTTGGCGGCGTAGTCCAAAGCATACTGGCGGACGGCTCGGGCGTTGAGAAATTGCGTGCTCACAGGCGACCTCCTTTTTCTATAGCCGGGAAGCACCAAGCAGCATAGAGCCTGGCTCCCCGGGCGCGGCGTTCCAACTCGGCAATGCGCTGGATTTCTTCCGAGCGGTGTCTGGCTAGGTCGCGGCGACGACGGAAGGCTTCGGTCGCTTGGCGTCGGGCGCACAAGGCGGCCCGGTATCGGCGGATGTTACGCTTTATTTGATTTATCATAGGAGTTTTAGTTTGGATTTGAGTTGGTGCGAAGCCAGTATAGGTAGGCATCCTTTCGCCCCGGAAACGGGGTGAGGGTTCCGTCGCTGTTCAAGACATGGAAGGTGGGCTGCCCAAGATGAGGCTCGGCCCAGTCTTTTTGACCGAGGGCGATGATGTCCCCGGGCTCCACGTTGGGCAGGACGCGGAGCCCGGGCTCCCCGCAGTTGCCCACAAAGTCGCCCCAATGGAACTCTCCGGAGAGTGTTTCAAAAGTGACCTTGGCGGCCCAAGGTCGGCCCTTTTCAGTGGGGTCATAAGCATCAGTTTCTAACATT